AAACCATTTAACTTAATGCCCTGGCAGGAAAAGATTATAAGAGATATTTTTGGAACAATAAAAGAAGATGGAACAAGACAATACAGAACAGCTTATATAGAAATTCCAAGAAAGAATGGAAAAACAGAAATTGCAGCAAGTATAGCATTATATCTTTTGTTTGCAGATGGAGAAGCTGGTGGTGAGATATATAGCGCAGCTGGTGATAGGGATCAAGCAACACTTGTTTATAATGCGGCTCAATCTATGGTAAAGCAATCTCCAGCACTATTAAAAAGATGTAAAATAATAGATAGCCAGAAGAGAATTGTTTATTATGCAACTAATAGTTTTTATCGTGTGCTTTCTGCGGAACATTCAACAAAGCACGGAGTAAATGCTCATGGAGTTATTTTTGATGAACTTCATGTTCAGCCTAACAGGGAATTATGGGATACACTTACAACTTCTGGTGGAACAAGAACACAACCACTGATAGTGGCAATTACAACAGCAGGTTATGATAAAAATTCAATCTGCTGGGAACAGCATGATTATGCTATAAAAGTTAGAGATGGGATTATAAAAGATCCCACATTTTATCCAGTTATATATGCTGCAGATGAAAAAGATGATTGGGAAGATGAAAATGTTTGGTTTAAAGCTAATCCAGCTTTAGATAATTTTCGTTCCCTTGATGAAATGAGGGCATTATATAAAAAAGCAAAAGAAGTCCCGGCTCTGCAGAATACATTTAAAAGACTTTATCTTAATATATGGACTTCGCAAGAGACAAGATGGCTTGATATGGACTGGTGGAATGCCTGCAAGGGTGAAGTAGATCCAAAAGAATTAGAAGGAAAGGTTTGTTATGGCGGACTTGACTTATCATCAACAGATGACCTGTCCGCTTTTCTTTTAGCTTTTCCTGAAGGTGAAATTGTTAAAGTTTTGCCATTCTTTTTTATGCCATCAGATAACATAGAAAAAAGAGTTCACAGGGATAGAGTGCCTTATGATGTGTGGGTAAAACAAGGATATATATATACGACTCCAGGAAATGTTATAGATTACCAGTTTATATTTGATAAAATCTGCGAACTTGCCAAAATTTATGAAATTAAGGAAATAGCTTTTGACCCTTATAATGCTTTGATGTTAAATCAGAAACTTGCTGATGAAGGTTTTAAAATGGTTGAAGTAAGGCAAGGCATGAAGAGCCTCTCACCGCCTACAAAACATCTGGAGACTTTGATACTTAGTGGCAAACTGGAACATGGCGGAAACCCTGTACTGACCTGGATGTTTAATAACGTTATGATTGTTACAGATGCCAACGACAACAGAAGAATTGATAAAGAAAAATCAAGAGAAAAGATAGACGGAATACAAGCTCTTATAATGGCAATCAGTCGTGTTATGGTTCAGGAAGATAAAGCATCAATTTATGAGACTGAAAAAATTAAAGTATTTTAAAAAGGAATACGTATGAGATTTTTAAAATGGGAAATAAGAAATGCTGACCGTTCAGACCTTTTAAATCCAAAAAAATGGCTTGAGGAAGCCCTTACTGGTAAAAGGTCAAAGATAAAAATAACAGTTAATGAAGATACCGCAATGAGACAATCAGCGGTTTATGGTTGTGTTAGGATACTTGCTGAAACAATTGCTTCACTTCCCTTAAATGTTTATGAAAGGCTAAAAAATGGAAAGAATAAAAAAATAGATCATCCGCTTTATTACTTGCTACATGATAAGCCAAATAAATATATGACTTCTTTTAGCTGGCGTGAAACTGTTATGGCTACATTACTTCTTAGAGGTAATAGTATAAATCAGATAATACGGAATAATAGAGGCGATATTATAGAAATTTATCCACTGCCATATAACCGGGCCAGAGTTGAAATTAAAGATGGTAATGTTATTTATACCTATAATGATAATAATGGAGATAAGATATTTGACAATAATGAAGTGCTCCATATTCCAGGATTGTCTCTTAATGGAATAATAGGAATTTCTCCAATTCAATATGCGAGGGAAGCAATAGCTTATTCAACTGCATTGGAGGAATTTGGGGAATTATTCTTTGAAAATAGAACCAATATAGGCGGAGTTGCTACTCATCCTGGCAAGCTATCAGAGCAAGGTTCTAAAAATTTGAGGCAATCCATAAATGAAAATTATGCCGGACTTGGGAATTCCTACAAAGTAATGCTACTTGAGGAAGGGTTGAAATTTGAACCTATTACAATAGCTCCAGCTGATGCACAATATCTTGAGCTTAGAAAATTTCAGCTTGAGGAAATAGCACGTATCTATAGAGTTCCACTTCACTTACTCCAGAATTTAGACAGAGCAACATTTGGAAATATAGAACATCAATCAATTGATTTTGCAGTTCACACAATCAGGCCGTGGCTTGTAAGGATAGAGCAGGCATTTAATACAAAACTGTTTAAGGAAAACGAAATAGGAAAATATTTTTCTGAATTTGTAATAGATGGGCTTCTTAGAGGTGATACAGCTACAAGGTGGGAAGCTTATACAAAAGCTTTACAGAATGGAGTTTATAGTCCGAATGATGTATTGGAACTTGAAAATAGAAATCCTTATCCTGGTGGAGACAGGCATTTTATACAGTTAAATATGCAACCAATTGATAATCCAATATCACTTGAAAATAAAAACATAGTTATAGATGGGCAGGAGATAAGGATATTTCCAGAAGTTAAAGAAGATAAAAAGGCTATAGAAGATAGGCAATTACGTTCATCTAAAAGTAAATTTAAAACTGCCCAGGCTTATAAGGGACTTTTTAATCAGATGACTGTTAGGATTCTGAAAAGGGAAAAAAAGGATATTTTAGATATTGCAAAAAAATCATTCAATTCAAGAGACAGCCAGGTATTTAACGAGCAAATAGATCTATATTATCAGTCTCATAGAGATTTTGTAAAAAAGCAGGCAAAGCCAATTATATCTACATATTCAAAAGCAGTAGCTGCTGAAGCCGCTGATGAAGTAGGAGTAAATCCAGATTTAGAGTTTGACCGGTATCTTGAAAAATATAATGAAGGATTTGCAGCAAACTATACAAAGAAGAATTCGCTTGAGCTTAAAAATAAAGTGGCTAAAGCTATAAGTGAAGATGAAGATCCGGTCGAAATTGTAGAGAAAAAATTAAGCGAATGGGAAGAAAAAAGGCCTGATGATGTAGCAACTGAACAAACTGTAAAACTAATGGGGGCAATATCATTACTTGTCTATAAAATTGTAGGAATTACAAAATATAGACTTATAAATGCTTCCGGAAAATCCTGTCCTTATTGCGAAGAATTAGATGGGCAGATTATTGGAGTTGATAAATATATAGCAGTAGATGGGCAGGAACTTGGAGACGGAGAGAATATAATGGTAGTAAATGGCAATATAAAATATCCTCCGATCCATCAGGGATGTTGTTGTATGGTGGTAGCGGAGGGCTAATTGAAAACTGTAAAACTTATAATAACTCAAAGATTTAATTTTGAAAGTAAAACTTACCTTGTAGGTGAGACAACAGAACAGATTGAAAGAGTTGCAAGACGCTGGGTATCAAGGGGAATAGCTAAGTTTGCAGATGAAAATTATATACTTAAATCTCAAAATTATAAGCATGAAAAAGTTTCAATAGTTATCTTAGTAAAAGACGCACTTGATTATGTAAAAAGGTGTATAGAAAGTTTAATTGAATATACTGAAAATTATGAACTAATAATTGTTGATAATGGTTCAAATAGTGAAACTAAGAAGTGGCTTTCTGAATTTGGCTGGATAGATTATACATTAATAGAAAATAAAGAAAATAAAGGAGTATCCTATGGCTGGAATCAGGCAATAAAAGTAGCAAAATATAATTATATCTGCTTTTTAAATTCAGATACACTTTTAACTCCTGGATGGCTTGGAAAATTAATGAAAGGCTTTAAATATAATAAGGATGTTGGAATAGTTGGGCCTTCTACCTGTCATAGTTCTACAATGCAAACTATGCAGATTTTAAGAGGAAAGCACACAATAAATGACCAGAATGAAATAAATAGAATGGCACAGGAATTACGTGAGGCTTATATTGAAACTGGGGTTGTAGGATTTTGCTGGATAATTTCTAAAAAAGTATTTAATAAGGTTGGAGTGTTTGACTGGAAACGTTATGGGCTTGCAACTCACGAGGATTTAGATTTACTCTGGCGAGCTTCAAAGGCTGGTTTTAAATCAATATGGTGTATGGCAAGTTACGTACATCATTTTGGAAATAAGACTACAAGGGAAATGGGCATTAATCCGAGAGAGATAAGACTTAAAAATAAGAAAATATTTGATGAACGCAGAAAAGACAGTAATCTTTATATAGAAAATGATGTTGAACTTGGAAAAATAAAAGAAGTAAAAAGTAAAATTCCAATTCTCATGATTACTTGGAACAGACTTGAATATACAAAAAAAGCAATAGAAGCAATAAGAAAAAATACAAAAAATTATATCTTATTTATCTGGGATAACAATTCTACTGATGGGACTAAAAAATATCTTAAAGTCTTAAATGATAAAAATATTGAAGTTCATTTTGAAGATAAAAATGTCGGGCTTGTACCACCTATGAATTACTTTTTTGAAAAATTTAAAAACTACAAGTATATAGCAAAAGTTGATAACGATACAATAGTTCCAAAAGGTTGGCTTGATAAACTAAAAGAAGTTTTAGATGAGTTGCCCTTGTTTGCAGTAGAGGCTAACCATTACCTGATGTTAAATTATGATATTAAAGAAAACGAGGATTATTACAGGCATTTTTATAGTGTTGATTTTAAAGGCAGTAAGCTTTATTTATCTGAAATGGTTGGTGGTACAGGAGTACTTATAAGACGAAGTATGATAAATGAACCTATACCAGAGCATAAAGGAACTTTATCAGGCTGGATAATGTATCAGCACAGTAAGAATTATGTAAGTGCTTTTTATACTGGAGTATGGATTGATAGACTTGACCAGATAGGAACTAATCAATACAAAAAGAGTGATTATCCAGAATATGATAAGTTAATTGATAAAATGAGACCATCAAGACTAAAGCCAAAAAAGAAAATAGTTGATGGAATGTTTAGAAAAACATATGAAAGGACAAAGAGTTGGTATGAACGTATATGAATATGCTAAAGAAAATAACTTGTTAAAAGGTTCTGCTATACAAAATCCAGAATTTAGAGAATTTTTTAAGGATATAAAAATAAAAACGATTGTGGAAATTGGGACATTTAGAGGAATATCATCTGCCTATATGGCTAATTTTGCTAAAACAATATTTACTTTTGACATAATAAACTATAAAGCTAAATATAAAGTTTGGGAAGATTTAGGGCTAACCAAAAGGATACATTACTATACTGTAAAAAATAGCAGTGAAATAAGACAAATTTTAGATAAAATTAAATTTGATTTTGCTTTTATTGATGATGATCATCAGTATGAAACCGTAAAAGAAAATTTTGCTCTTGTTTCGCATTGTGGAAAAGTATTATTACATGATGTTGCAAAGTTAAAAAAGTTTCCTGGAGTTAAAAAGTTTGCTGATGAAATTGGAGCAGAAGTTACAGGCAATATAGCTTACTGGCACAAATAAGTTTAAATAAAAATATAAAAAATAAAGCATTCTAAAAAGAGTGCTTTTTTATTAGGAGGTTAAAATGCCTTTACCAGGGCCAAAAAATGATGAGGATTATGATGATTGGATGGAACGCTGTTTAGCTGATGATTTAATGAATAAAGAATATCCAGATAATAAACAAAGATTTGCTATCTGTCAAAATATTTGGAATGAAAAAGAGGAGGAAGATATGAATATAAATAACGAACTTAGGGGTGCAATTGGCATCCATCATACACCGTTATCAGATAAGGCTTGGGATGGACCAACTAATATTGCAAGATTAAGAAACGATGAAACAGCGCCATATTATAAGAAAATGTTTGCCTGGGTTGATCCAGATGGCGATCCCGATGTTAAATCATCTTATAAATTCCCACATCACGAAGTTAGTTCGGATGGAACGATTGGAGCTGCGAACATAAAATCTTGCCAGAGTTCGATAGCAGTTCTTAATGGGTCAAGAGGTGGTGCAGATATTCCTGATAGTGATAGAAAGGGAGTTTATAATCACGTTGCAGCACACCTGCGTGATGGTGATATAGAGCCAGCAGAACTAAAATCTGATAATCCAAAGGAAATACGCTCATATAACTTTGAGCTTAGAGCTAATAGAGAAACACCTGAAATTGTAGGATATTCTGCAGTATTTGATGAGCTGTCAGAAGATTTAGGCGGATTTAGGGAAAAGGTAAGAAAAGGTGCTTTTAGTGAAACTATAAAAGGTGATGATGTAAGGGCACTTTTTAATCATGACCCTAATTATGTCTTGGGGAGGACTACTAATGAAACTTTATTTTTAGAAGAAGATGACAGGGGATTAAAGATTAAGATAATTCCACCTGATACACAATGGGCAAGAGATTTATTGTTCTCAGTTGCAAGAGGTGATATTAGCCAGATGTCTTTTGCTTTTGAAACTTTAGTAGATGAGTGGAATGAAGAAGAAGTTATACCAATAAGAACACTTGTTAAAACTAAACTTTATGATGTTTCAATTGTTACTTATCCAGCTTATCCCCAAACAAATGTTGGGATAAGAAGTCCTGAAGATATTTATAGAACTCATATAACAGAAAGACAAAAAATATCTAATGAAGAAAAGCTAAGTGAGGAAAAACTGAGACAAAAGATAAGACAATCTTACTATAAGATGAAGATAAATTTAATAAAATAATTAAATAGATAATTAAATAGTAAAAAAAATACCTGTAAAAAGGTGTTTTTTATTGCAGGGAGCAGGAGCTTCTTGCAGCGGCTGGCTTAAGCAGGAGCTTAAAGCTAAGTGCAATCTTTGTAAAATAAAATAATTTTAAAAGGAGAAAGCAATGTTACAGGAAATTATAAAAAGGATGCAGGAAATAGCTAAAGAAGTTGAAGAGGTAGGCAGTAAAGAAAATTTGACTCCTGAAGACGAAAAAAGGGTAGATGAACTTTCAGTTGAATTTAAGGAATTAAAAGACAAAAAAGAAAAAGCAGAAAAGACTGAGGCAGCTTTAAAGGAAGCAAGGGATTTCTTAAATAAACCTATTACTCAACCAATTAAACCCGCAGATGACAAAGGAACTCCTAAAGGGCAGTTTAGAAATCTTGGCGAGTTTATCCAGGCAGTTGCTATGGAAAATAAAACTCATAGAGCTGACCCAAGGCTTACTGAAGTAAGGGAACTCTCAGTTTCTGGTGGAGATACTCCAGGCGGTACTAAAGGTGGTTACCTTATTCCTGATGAATTCTTACCTACAATAAAAATGGTAAGTTTGGGGGAAGCAGTAGTAAGACCAAGAGCAAGCATCATACCCGCAGGAGATATACCTGATCAGGGCGTTGAAATGCCAGCACTTGACCAGACCGCAGTTGATGGTACAGGTCTTTATGGAGGTATAGAAGTAGATTGGATTACCGAAGGTAATGAAAAAACTGAAGCAGATACTGGATTTAAGCTAATCGAACTTGATCCTAAAGAAGTTGCAGCTCATATAGTTGTAACTGATAAACTGCTTAGAAATACTTCCGCACTCGAAACCCTAATTGCAAGCTTGTTCAGGGGTGCAATAAGTGCAGCAGAAGAGATTGAATTTCTTACTGGAACTCACTCTTCCACAAGACCAACTGGAATAATAGGCCACGCTGGAACAATAGCAATAAACAGGGCTACTTCAAATAGAATTACTTATGCAGATATAGTTAATATGTTTGCAAGTTCCTTCGGAGTAGGCAATTACGTTTGGGTTGCTTCCAAGTCAGCATTACCTCAGTTAATGCAAATGAAAGACTTTGAGGCTTCTGAGAGTGATGCACCTAACCTTGTATTCCAGCCTGATGCAAGGACTGGAGTGCTTGGAACATTGTTAGGTTTACCTCTGGTTTATACTGACCTCCTTCCTGCTCTTGGGGGCAAAGGCGACCTAATGCTTGCTAACTTCCAGTATTACTTAATCAAGGACGGTTATGGAGTTGAGATTGCAGCAAGTGAACATGTTTACTTTACTACCAACAGAACTGTTATAAAGGCATTCTGGAATGTAGATGGTAAGCCGTGGTTGACTGCTCCAATAACTCTAAGAGATAAAGTTACTAAAGTTAGTCCATTCGTGATACTCGACGTTCCAAGTATTGGAAGCTGACAGTTAATTTAATTTAGGCAGGTAGTAAATCTGCCTGCCTATAGTAAAAAGGAGTAATTATGAAATTTCTTTGCAAAGGCGAGTTCATCTATAAAGGCAAGAGAATATATAAAGGTGAAATAATTGATATTTCTAATTTTGATATAGGCAAAGTAAAATCTTTAAATGTTCTTGGTGAGCCTGTGATAGAGGACAAAATTGAAAGGGCAATAAAAAAGCCTAAAGAGGTAAGGAAAAATGGAAGTAAAAATAATAAGAAGCTTTAGCAAAGGACAAAAAAGATATATTCCTGGAGAGGTTTATTCCGTTTCATCTGAACTTGCAAAAAGATATGTATCAAGGGGAGATGCTGAAATTATAGTTGAAAAGGAAATAAAATATATTAAGCCAAAAGTAAAATCAAAAAGAAGGAAAAATGATAAAGCTAATAACCGCACCTAAAACTGAACCTATATCGCTTGTTGAAGCAAAACTACATTTAAGAGTTACCACAAACGATGATGATACTCTTATATCTTCACTAATAAAGGCAGCAAGGCAGTCTGCAGAAAACTTTACTAACAGGGCTTTAGCTTCTCAGGTTTTAGAGTTAATTTTAGATGACTTTCCTGAAAAGGAAATAATACTTCCCAAACCGCCAGTTGAAACTGTAACTTCAATAAAATATACAGATTGTGAGGGAGTAGAAAGCACACTTAATATTGCGGATTATATTTCATTTCTTGAAGCTGAACCTGCTGTAATTGTTCCGGCTTATGGCGAGTCTTTCCCTTGTTTTAATCCATATCTTAAGGGAGCAGTAAGAATTAGATATACCGCAGGATATAAGATAAGTGGAACTGAAGCAAGACTTATAATTCCTGAAGCCATAAAGCAGGCATTGCTACTTATAATTGGAAGTTATTATGAGAACAGAGAAGATAGCCAGGTATCAATACCTACTCAAGCTGAATATCTATTATATCAATATCGTATTTGGAGTTTGTAATGAAAATAGGAGCATTAAGGCACAAAATTACAATTCAAGAACCTATTGAATCTGAAGACCCAGCTACAGGTGAAATAATAACTACCTGGGAAGATTTTGCTGAAGTATGGGCTGAAGTGCTCCCACTTGTGGGTAGAGAATATTGGGCAGCTAAAACTGTGAATGCAGAAACTACAGGCAAGATAAGAATAAGATACTTGGCTGATATAACTCCAAAGATGAGGATAATGCTTGAGGATAGAATTTTTAACATT